CATTGAACGCGGGATTGGCATGCTCGATGCTCCGCCGCCGCGCTGGCCTTGCTGCAAACGGTTTGGAACCTCTGGGCGTGGCGATGGTTCGCGTGTCGGGTCAGGATTGCGGCGTGGATCGCTGTTACCACCAAGCGTTTTCTCAATCTCGGCCTGCATAACCTCTGGCGGGGTTCCCTCTGGAAACTCCGCGATTGATCCGTCTGGAAGTTGGACTTCGATGATCATGCTGTACCTCTTGGGATCAAGCCCTGACCGGGCTGGTATGTGAAGCGTTGCGGCTGCTGGCCTTGTGGCGTGGCACTTAGCGCAGACAGTTCGATTGGTGCCGCTGCTGGGGCTGGGGCTGGGGCTGGTGCGCCAGTTTGCTCCGGTGTGAGGCCCTGTGCCGTTGCTGCGGGTGTGCCGTAGGAAAGATTGTTGGATTGCGGAAGTGCCATATTGATAGAGAACCCGTTGCCACCGCCCTGCGGCTGTGATCCGCCGCCACCCTGATCAACAGACGCGGGATCGCCGCCTTCTGCCATGATAGAGGCAATCAGTTGCGCGCGGGTTTGCGTGGTGCTGGGGCGGCCTGCACGGGCAGATGCGCGCATAGCTGCGGCGTGGCGCTCTTGCTCCATCGTCCAGCGGTCGCCAGAACGGCCCATGTCTTCCTTCTCGCTTTCCCAGCGTTCACCGTCGCGCTCAAAGCGTGTGGTGTCACGTTCACGGTTGGTCACGCGGTCATCGCGCTGCTCCCTCCGATCCATCCCTTTGAACACGCCGTCTACAAAACTTCCGATAGCCATGATGGCACTCCTTTTATCGGTGGCAGGTCTTACGCTGCCGCCATCTGATCTACTTTACTGGACAATTCTTGGATCGCGCCCATCGAGACGCCAATGGCATCGATGATGCTGATTGACTTACCATCGCCAAGGCCGGTCGCCTTCTGGAAGTCTTCGGCATATGCGCCAACGTGCTTCTTGCCGCCGCCGTCGCCCAAGCCTTTTTTGTATTCCCACTCTTCGACCGGCATCTTCTTCATGGCATCGAGCGCAGACATCGACTTGGTTTTGTTGGTTTTGTAATCCTTCGAGGACATCATCGCATAGCCCGCGACCTGACCAATGCCGCCAAGGGCCGAACTCAAAGACGCTTGGCTGGCATTGTGTGCCTGCATCTGGTTTTGGTACTGGGCATTCAAGCCATTCATCATGCCCTGCTGGCCACCCATCGCGGCCTGTGCGCCGGCCATTGTGGTGCCTGCTGCACTGGCGATACCGTTGGTTGCCGCTGCCATGCCGCCACTGCCTGCGCCTGTGGATAGGCCCATGCTTGTGCCAGGGTTGACCGCTAGGCCACCAAGCATATTGATCGATGTGGCTTTCAACTGGCGGCCTGTTGCCTCTGTCTGGCGGCGTGCGCCGTTTGCTGCACCAGCTGCGCCTAGCGATTCCATCGCCTGCATGCGGTTTGTGCCAGACTGCGACCGGCCAGACGCGGGGTTTACGCCAACGGCTGCATTCTGCCGCTGTGTCTGCTGGCGTCCAAGCGCGAACTGCTGACGGACATCTGCGGATGCTTCATCAGCCGCCATCGCCTTGCGTTCTGGGCTGTCGTAGGCGTTTGCCTCTGCGATCCAGTCATCCTGCAATGGAACGGCAACGTCCGTGTACCGGCTGCGATCCTCTGCGGCCCAGCCGTTCGTGATTTCGGCCTGACCCATCATGTAGTCTTGGTATTCGCGGCTCATGTCGATCTGCTGTTGCGCGAAACCTTCTGCGGCCTCTTGGGCGCGCATACCGATTTCGGCTTGCATGACAGCGGCTTCGCCGATGCGTGGGTCTGGACTAGGTGGTGAACTACACATGGGTTTGATCCTTAAAAGGCGTATGTCATTTCAATGGCGGTATTCTTGAAGCCCATGCGGGCAAGCAACGATGCCACACGGCGGTCTCCGGCGACGGTTGTTTGAAGTCTCTTCACGTTCGTTTTGCGCAACTCGGCCAGAACAAACATGATCAGTTTACGGCCAATGCCGTTGCGATGGTCTGGCATGACGAACAAGGCGTCTTCCGTGGCGATGATTTCGCCAGTGCGATGATCGCGGGCATAATAGATCAGTGCATAGCCAACCGGCGCACCATCGCAGCGCGCGACATAGCTGATCAACTGGCCCGATGCGGCGTAGGCAAAATACCCTTCGGTATCCAAGTCATAGTCATCGATCTTAATGCCGAACGCGGCTTTGCGCTCCCGCATTTCGGCAAAGTGCTGACGATAGAGCGGCTCCATTTCTGGATACGTCTTGTCAAACCTCTCGATGTGCATCGTGTAATCGTTCATAAGCGCGCCTCTGCATTGCACCACATATAGCGTAAATATTGCCGCAATGCACTATATGTTGTGTCTGCTAGAACCGATAGGTAAAGCCAAGCCCGTAGGACGGGGATGACACATTGCCGAACGGCTCTTGGTAAATGTGGTCGGGGAAGCCTTGGCCCTCCCGCATGTTGCCCATGTAGTCGTGGATCGACCCTTGGGGCTCTGCTGGCAGGACCGTATCGCCCACGTAGAGTTGCGGGGCCCACTGACCGGCAGGGGAACATGCGCCAAGGAAGATGAAGGCCGAAAGGAGTATGATGAAATATCGCATAGTTGGCTCCTAGAATGTCGTTATGAGGAATTGGGCGTCGTCGTAGGATGAAAAATTGTAGCTGGCCCAGCCGGTGTTGTTCCCGCTGGCCATTTCTCTATCGAACCGGATTGTTGTTGAGTTGATCGCGCGGATTCTGACGTTCTCGATCCACGAAGATCCATCGATGTCGTTGCGCCAGTTCGAGAAGAAGTCGCAGTTAACCCAGATGTCACTTGTGACCAGCGGCACGCGCAGTGTCTTATCGACAACGGCACCGGTCGTGATGATGCTTTGCGCTTCTGCTGCGGTAAGCCTGATCGTGTCCCTGAAGGATGCAATCTCGCGTGTGGTGTCAAAGGTCAGCGCGCCTGACGGGTCGAACCTGCGTATGCCATGCGTCCCAACGGACGCGGGCAGATCGGTCGAAACGACCTTGTATAGCAGGGCTTCGGCTTCGGGCACGTCTTTGCTCATGCAGACGTAAGCGCCAAGGTGCGGCGTCACTCTTTCGGTTCCCGCTTCGTCAAAGTCGCAGATGTACTGTGTCGCTCGGATCAAGCCGTTTGTTGGCAGCTTGAAAAACACGATGTCGTCAAAGTTGGAGGACGCGCTGACATAACCCATGTCGTTGTACTGGTTGAACGCAAATCGGATTGTGTCCATCACCGTGCCTGCCATACGGATTCTGTTGAAGGTTTCGGTGAAACCAATCTGCAAATTTTTGGCTATGAGGTTATCGGTATGGGTGACGTAATCAGCAAACGGGACGTAATACCTTTGATCGAGGCCGTTGGTGAGTGTAATGAAAGGGATGTCTGTTGAACTAAAGCAGGTGCCTTCGCTCTTGAGATAATAGGTCATGCCCTCGGTCACATCGACCAAGTTGTCATTGAATTCGTTTCTAAGGGCGATACCAAATGTCATGCTTTTACCTGTAGTGAATGAACTTGATGCGTGTCGGCGGGTTTCTGTCGAGAACTACACTTGATCCGAGGCCATCAATCTTCTTTTGCGTCTCTGAATTTGCAGTGACGGTCATTACCTTTGTGGTATTGTTCCAAGACAGGACCGGGTTTCTCGACCCCATCAACTGCGCTTGCGGGCTTCCCGATTGCGTCCATGTTTCGGTATCGGCAACCGCACGCCAATCCCCACCCGTCCGCAACCAGCGCGTCAGGTATGGGGTGATGGTCCAGAAGCCCAAGGCGCTGTCGAATGCGGGAACAGAGAACGTCCCTGACCACTGGTCTTCAATCCTGCGGGCGAAGATCAGGCGTGCCACGCCATCCGTTGAACTGATCAACGTCGATCCATCTGCGCGGTATGCTTCAAAGCCATACGCCATCAGGTCAAATCCCCGATGACAACGCGAAGGACGCCGCTTGCGTCGTAAACCTCGATCTTTGCGTCTGATATGACTGTGCGTGCGCCTGTCGCCGCTGACTGGAATGTACCAATCGTGGCCGATATGGCGGAAAGGCTGTTTACTAGAATTTTGTCAGCGGTCACTGCGTTGTCGGCAATCTGCACCTCACCGACGATGGCTGCGCCGATCTGTGCTGACTGGGTGATGATACCGGACGTGGCCAGCAAGCCACCTGTGATGGTGTTGGCCACGATGTTGTTGGCGGTAATCGAGTTTGCCGCCATTTTGGTTGCTGTTATGGCCCCTGCGTCGATCTTTGCTGCGGTAATGGCGTTGGCTGCAATCTCGTTTGCTGTGATGGCGTTCGCCGCGACCTTTCCCGCCGTGACCGCCCCTGCGCTGATCTTCGCCGCTGTGATCGCATTGGTGGCTATCTCGTTTGCCGTGATAGCGTTCGCCGCGACCTTGCCTGCCGTGACCGCCCCCGCCGAAATTTTAACGGCGGTGATAGCATTGGCGCCGATCTTGTCTGCCACGATGGCACCGGCGGCGATTGTGCCTGCCGTGATGGCACCCGCTGAGATTTTTGGCGTCGTGATGGCATTGTCGCTAATCTGCGTGCCAGCGATCTGCCCTGTCAACTTTGCGGCAGCAAGGTCTGCAAGCTGGGCGTTTGTCAACTGACCTGTAACTTTCGTAGCCGCAATGTCTGCAAGCTGTGCGTTTGTCAGCTGACCAGATATTTTCGTAGCGGCAAGGTCCGCGATCTGTGCGTTTGTCATCTGCCCTGATACATCAACGGCCTCAACGGCACGCGACCACGCACCTTGCGACGTGAAACGGTAAAGTTTGCTGTCAGTAGTCAGGAACACCAAACGCCCAGTGAAATTGTCAGTGATCGATGTGGGTAACGTGTCCACGATTTCCGGCGCGGATAGGCCCGCGTTGCGGAATAGAGCGGCAGGCGCATCGAGGATGCCGCGAATGTCTTGGATTTCCACATCGAACCGCTGTGTCCCGCTTGTTGACGCAACAAGGTCTTCGAATTCACCCCTACGGACTGCATGATCGGCTTCATTGCCACGCTGCCCTGCGAGGATCAACGCCTGCTCCAGTGCGCGGCGGTCCAGTGGACGGCCTTCCGCCTGTGGGCGTGGTGCCTCTGCTACCTGCTTTGCAATCGATTGTACGCCAAACCAAGCACTCATGGCTGGCTCAAATCATCATAGCTTTGGCCCATAGATATGGCCGTGATTGGAATGTATCCTTCAATCTCAATCTCCCATTTCTTTGATCTGAAACCGTTTGGCAGACGTACCGGATCGTTCACGGTCGAAAACTCGCGCACCAGAACGCCATCCGCATAGACGCGGGTAAGGTTGGGTGTCTGGCCTGCGGGGATGGTCCCGATGGCGGCATCTGCTTCCACCAGGATTCCGGCGTAGCTGACGGGCGATACAATCTGATACAAACGCGACCGCCAGACCTGCGCCTTGAGTTCTGACGCGGGGGCATCCCAACGGTGGACGCCGCGCGCGGTCAAAAGCATGTAGAGCGCGCCGGTCGAGGCTTCGCGGGTCATGGTGATCGGGGTTTCATCCGTCTGGATGTAGTATGGCTGTTCGCCGGATATGTCGAAGATCCCCATTTGCTGCCCTGCGCCGCCAACGGGTGCATGCGAAAAGAAGTATCTGCCTTCGTATTGCTCGGCGTGGAAGCTGGTGGGGTCCAGTGCCTTCCATTGCTCGGTGGTGAAGAGGCTCTTGGACACATGCTGCGCGCCTTGGCCCGTGATCATCACCAGACCTTCGGATGATGGGTAGACGGCGGCATATCCCATATCGACAATGCCACGCTTGGATACGCAGGGTAGATCGCGCTCCATCTTCTCCATCACCATGTTCTCTGGTGCCGTACCTTGCGCCACATAGGGCGTGGCAGTGGTCAGGATGGCCATTGTGGTGCCGAATGCTGCGAGACCTACGATGTCACGGTCCACGATCAGGCGGTACTTCTCTGGCCATGCGTGGGGCTTGAATGGCTCACAGAACAAGACCTCCTTGCCATCGAATGCGGCCATCATGCCATTGGGTAGGGCGATGATGCCTGACATGGTGTCTGGCGGTGCGTCAAAATCTGCCGATGGCAGGACTTCTTGCAGGGGCTCTGCGACCAGTGAGTGAACATAGCTGGTGGTGGCCACGGCGTATTCAGACACGAAGTATAGATCGGTGATGCCTGACAGGCTGGTGATCGAGCGATACAGGCGGATGCGGTCAATGCCACGTCCAGCGGGCGCGATTGAGTATCCAGACACGGTTGCATCGAGGCCAGCGGACCAAAGCAATGCGTTACTGACTGGCGATGGTGCGCTCTCTTCATCGAAGATGGTCACGAACGTATAGGCGTAGGTGATGAATGTGGCGATGGCGTCATCGGGTGTGCCGCTCAACACAACGGTTGGCGCAAGGGCTGGGGCTTGCAGTGCCAAGGGATAGGTTGTGCCGGCCACTTTCATCTTTGGCACGCCATCGCCTGTGATGTAGAGGCGATCATCCACAACCGGACCCGGCACAACGTCAACATCGGCGTTGTATGAATGCCATGTGCCTTTGTGCAGGAAGATCGACTGCGCGTCTGCGGCCAGCGTGGTGGTCAGTGCGGGTTCACGAACGGGGGCGATGGTGCCATCGTCCAAACGTGTGTCACTGGCTGTCTGCGCATACTCCATTGGAAGTAAACGCGGATGCCTACGTGGGATTTGGCCCTTGAAGTCTGCAATCCGAATTTTCATGGCTAACCTTAAAAGTCACGGTAGCGCGTGCGGCGTTTTGCACGCTGTTGCCCTGTCAAGCTGACAGAGAATGAGTTGGTCATGGCGGTTTCGAATTTCTGCATGTAGAGCATCGCCAGCTTCGGGTCTGACCAAGGCTTCTTTGGCTGTGCCATCAGGCGTGATAGCGCGCCATGTGCGATCGCTTCGGCATGCATGGTGTAGATAAACTCTGGCACGGCATCGAATTCGTCCGTGACAATCCCGTCAGTGCCGGCTGCCATCTGGCTACCGTTGACCGGCTTGAGGAATAGCGACAATGCCACGGTGCCTTCTGTGAAAGGAAGCACGCGGATCATGTTGTATTCGGACTGGGTGATGTACTTGGGCGTCGATCCCGCTGATGCTGCAAACTCTGCTTCATCAACATCGGAGAATTGCAGCGGTTCAAGCGGCGTCGAGTCACCAAACGTGGCGCTCTCGATCTTGTGGATCGCGGCAAAGATCGGCGCAGAGATTGCGCGTCCATCCTTGGCGATGGTCACTTTGGCCAGATGGCGCCAGCACAGAGTGCGTTCGCAGAACTCGATGGCCGCAAGACGCAGGTTGAAGGTGGCCACGCCATGCGGGCATTCCGGCACATGTGGGAGAACCATTGGCAGGAACTTTGTAAGCTGGATGGGGATCGTCACTGGCCTGCCTCCTTGTTGGTGGTGTTGACGTTGGCCGCACCTTCAATGTTCATGCGGATACCCAGTGCGGCTTGGAATAGGCCGTAGTGAGCCTGCGCACGCTGTGGCGCACCGTTCAGGATCATGTCCTCGGCGTAGCAACGGTAGGTCACGTAATCGGCCAGTGCGTTGAAATAGACCTGATCCAGCGGCGCTGTGGTGTTGGCGTCGATGGCTCCGGTGATCGGTGTGGGGATCAGAGACACGACTGCCTCGATGATGCCTGTGCCGTCATTGCCGGGGAATACAAAGAACTGACGTGGCTCGAATTCGTCGGCAACCACATGCATGGTCACACGGCTGAATGGCACGATGGTTGGGTTATGCCAGTCAAGGAATTGATCGTTCAGAATGTCTTGGCGTGCTGGGGATATGACGCGGCCACCAACACGGGGTGTTGCGTCAAGGACGCCGGTTACATTGCGTGTGGCGCGGACCAGTCCGGCATATGCTGCGGGCACGGTTTGAAGCGTGCCTATTGCCAGTTCGATTTCGACTGTTCTTGAGAAGGCGGTGGGCTTCTGGATTGCGATTTCCAAAAGCCCATCGTTGAAGTAATCTAGCTTGCTGGCTTCTGTCCAGCGAACTTGAGCAACGTCACTTAGAGCCTTGGAAGCGCGGCTTAAAACGCTCTGGACGTTGACTGGCATTGGTTAGTTCCCTGCGTGTGCGCGGATTTCAGTGATGATCTTGGCGTGTTCCCACTTGTAGTGGGGCTTCTTGCCGGTGACTTCTTTGTGGATGTCAGCCAGTTCGTCGCGGGTCATGGTTTCGAGCGGTGTGGGTGCTTCATCGCCATCGGGTGCGGGTGTGACCACATTTGCGGTGATCGCATCTGCGGGGATAGACCCAGCTGCGAGTGTTGCGGGTTCCGGTGTGATGACGGGCGGATCTTCTTTGATTGGGGGTTCAGGCTTCAAGGCTGCCTTAGCTGCGGGTGAGCCTGCGATTTCAAAGCCATCGATGCTTAGGAACCGCTTGATGTGGTTTGCATCGTCCACATGGCAGACGTGCGTTGTGCCGCCTGCCTCTGGTTTGAAGTGATATTCATTTTCGTCAATCGTGTGAATTGATCCACCGATACGCATTGCTGCTGTCATAAGTTTCATGGGGTGTCCCTCCGGTTAAAGTAAGGGGAAGGCCAGCGAACCGCCCTTCCCCATATCGCTTTCGCTTAGGCCACGTATTCAACACGAACGGTGACTGTCTTTGCCCCGCCAGCGGCCACGTCTGCTGATAGCGTCAGACCCAGTGCGCGGTGCGCCTTGTTGGGTGCAACTGTCAGGCAGTTGGTGAGTGTGGCGTTGTTTTCAGCGTTGTTCACTGTGATCGCGGAAAACAGTTGGGTGCCGACAGCACGGGTGCCTACGGTGTCGCTTGGTGTGCCAGCCATGACGCCTACGTTGGCGGTAATTGCGCCAAGGCCGGTGCCGATGATGGTCGCGCCAATGATTTGAACGTCTGCGGGCAAGAGGCCCAGTTCAAGCTGATCGTCGGCGGCCACGAAGCTTTCGTTGAACGTGTATTTGAAGATAGCAGTCGTTACGAGACCGGCTTGGAATGCCGCTGGCGTACTTGCCTGCCCCTTTGCTGCGGAAGTCTGGCGAATTGTCATGGGACAAGTTCCTTTATCAGATCATGGGTTGTTTCTGGTCGAAGGCGTCAGGGCGGCGTTATTGCCGCCCTAACCAATGGGTTAGACGTTGACTGCGTATGTATCCAAAGCGATGACGCCGAAGTCGCGCCCGTTGTAACGGGTCTTCTTCACGCCCAGGATGACACCGGCAACGACTGTTGGTTCGTTGTCGTAGTCTTCCATTTCCTCTTTCCACATGTAGCGCATGCCGCCCGGTGTGCCGTAAGCACAGACGCCAGCCTGACGGCCAAGGAACAATGCGCGGGCTGCGGGCAGGTTTGTGCCAGCACCGTAGTCATTGAAGCGGATGACGTTCTCATGCTCATGCAACACGACGTTGTTGATCATGCCCATGTTGCCTTTGAAGATTGGCGACTTCTTGCCTTCTGCTCCGGCTGCTGCCTTCTGGAAGTCCAACCACTGCGAACCCGATGCAGTACGCATGGTGTGCGCCTGATATGGGGACATCACTGTGACGAAGTGCTTTTCACCTTCGACATCGACAGGCATCATGTCTGTCGCGTCTGGGTCGCTGGCACGCATCATCTTCGCGCGGGTTGCGGTCTTCTCGATCAGATTGGTGGTCATCACGTCAGCGGCAACCAGATTGGCCTTGGCTGTCGCGGAACCGGCGAACAAGATGTGGCTTGCGTCTGGTGCTTGCAGGGCATTGTCTGCAAAGCCAGTGTAGGCCGTATCTTCGATGAACTCGGCATTCACGCCGCGCGCACCGGACAGGTAGATGAAATAGAGTTCATCGATGTACTGCGTCCAGTATTCAGCAAGACGATCCTTTGCGATCTTGCGCATGTCGTGGATGGTACGCTTGCGGCTCATACGGCCACCTGCGGACACAGGGTGACGCATCTGGTCAATGACCACTTCGTCGGAGAAGAAGCGGAGGTTCTCTTCTTTGCCCTTCACGCGCGCATCACCGAATGTCGGCTTCTGGCGCAGCTTGACGGACAGATCGAAGGAAACGCGGTCGCCCGCATCGGACGCGAGGTCCATCTTCTCTTCGATAATGTTGTTTTCGCCCTTACCAACAAACTTTTTGTTGAAGTAGCTGTTGCGGTTTACTTGTGTGGCGAGGGTCGCGGACCATTTCTTTTGTGCGCGAGTGTCACCCCAATTTAGAGTTGTAGCTGTCATGGTAGTCCTCATCGAAGATGAATTGGGTGGACTTCCATGCCCTGATGATCCGGCTCCTAGCCTTTATACTCGTCTAATACCACATATAGTGGTGGCTTGCCAACAATAGACTACATGTTGTGCTTTACTTGTGCAGTTGTGTGTGCGTCGATCCTCGCTATGGCGATCTCACGCGGTGCATCCACCCCGATAGTCACACGTCCCTTGCCCGCATCGCCGCGCACAATGATCCGAATGTCATCACCGAGTAACAGGCTCTCGCCCGCCTTGAGTTTGAGTGTAAGCACCGCGTGATCTCCCCTTAAACGTCCATGCTTGCGAAGGCTTCTTGTTCAGCCGGTGACATCGAGGACCAGATACGCTCGTATTCCTCACCTACGGCGCTATCGAGACGCTGTGAGATTGCCGAATACTTGCCATCACTGGCAGATGTCGCCTGTGCCACTGGGATGTTGGCCAGTGTCTTGGGTGCATCATCGCCCGGACGCTTGCGTGGTGGCTTGGGTGTCACCGGATCTGCCTTTGGCACGACTGGATCAGCCTTGGCCTTTGCCTTGCCTTTGAATGCGGGCACGTCTTTGCCGAATGTCTCCGCTTCCGCGACATAGAGGCGGTGGGCTGCCTCAAGCATCTGGTTGTGGGTCATGTGCTGGTAACGCTCATCACCCGTGACAGCCTTGACGTGACGGTCATACTCTTTGGCATGCTCATCGGTCGCAAGTTCGGGGTTGTCTTTGAAGTATCCCCGCGCGGTCTTGATGAATGAATCGTAGACGTTCTGGTGCATGGCCTTGGCGGTGGCCTGATCCGAGACAACCTCTTTGATGTCTGTGTCCAGTTCATCCAGCTTGGCGAGGTATTCGTCGCGGGTCATATCCCCGTCTTCCCAGCTATCAAACGCCGTCTTCTTGGCATCGGACAGGGTGGTCAGTTCAACCTCATAGGCATTGAGGTCAGGCAATGACGTGCCTTTGACGGGCTCGGCGTCATCGGCCTTGGCTGCGCCCGCCTCCAAAGCGGCCGCATCAGGCTCATCTTTGGCTTTGGCTGCCCCATCGTCGTCAGCATCGGGGTCAGCATCGCCTGCCTCGCCGTCATCGTCACCCTCAAGCAATGCCGCGCGTTCTTCATCGCTAAGAAGGCGCATATCCTCTTCGGACCAGTCATCATCATCTGATGGCGTGTCATCATCGACGGCCTGCTCTGGTTCGTCATCACCATCGGCTTCGGCCTCGGCTGCTACGGGTGTGTCATCGTCCGGCGTGTCTTCCACGATTTCGGCATCGATGATCTCTTTGATTTCGTCTGGCATGTGGGATTCCTTCCTTGTGCCTTAGTGCTGGGGGTTAAGCCCTGCGGTTATGCTGTTTCAAACGGGTCGGGATTGCGTGATACGAATACCTTGCGCACTTTGACCTCTTCGGCGCGTGCCTCGGCTTCGCGTGGGCCTGTGTCTATGGCCCGCAAGACCTTGAAGAATTCATCACGTTCCTTCTCGCGGATCTCATCTGCGGATTGAGGGTTGGGGACTTCCTCTGGCTGTGGGGCTGCTGGGTATGACATCCACACTTGGAAAGCCTCTGCGACCGCATCTTTAACGGTGTCGCGCATGTTTTCCTCTGCCCATTCGGCTTCCATTTCCGCCCGTTCGGCGCTCTCTTCCGCATCCCACTCGGCCCGTTCTTCGGCCAAGTAGGCTTCGTTGTCCGCTTCCCACGCTTGGTCCATCGCTTCCAATTCGGCATCGGTCGGGCCAATCAACCGCTCAAGGCCGTCGATCATGTCTTCATCGTCGGTGTATGAGCCCACGATTTCAGGCATCATGCCCGGATTGGGAACGCACTTCTCGATCATCCAGCCGCCGTTAGCGGCCTGCCTTAAAGTGAACGGGCCTTTGGTTGGTGGCGTGGATGTGTCTAGGTCTTTCATGCGATTTCCTCCGGCATGGGCTGTTGTTGTGGTTGTTGTGGTTGTTGTTGTTGTGCCTGCGCCATCACTTCGGCCTGTGCGGCTTCCATTTCGGCTTGGGCGAGGCGCTTTGCTTCATCCACTGGGGACACGTAGCCAGATCGGTTGAGTACGTTGTCCACGACTGGCATGGCGGGCGCGGCACCGAGGATTTGCAGAGCCAGTTCAAGGGCTTTGCGCTGGGTCTCGATGCTGTCATCCGGCATCGACTTGATCAGCTTCTCGGCTTCGGCCTTGGCTTTCTCTGCGAGTGCCATCTTCTGTGCAGCTTCGCCTTCGACCTTGCCCAGTTCAGCCATGACCTGACGCTGTTGCAGTTCATTCTGCGCCTGCTTGCTTGCTTCGCGGGCTTCGCGCTCTGGATCAGGTGTATCTGGATCGGCGTCGGGGTCTTCCATGCCTGTCATCTGACGGATACGGTTCACGACTTCTTCGCCACCGGGCAAGTCCATCATTTCGACAACGACATCGAGCAAGACTGTGACGATCTGCGGTGCAACTGGGCCAACCTGCTGCAACAACTCCATGAATTGCGCTACGCCGCTCTGGCGTAGGCTGGCACTCCATGCGTCTTCGGAAATGATGAAGTCTGCCTTGGTGCTAACCACGTCATTGTCTGGCAAGCCATCGTTGACTTTCACATAAGATAGCTTCCCGCGCTTGTCGGTGATCCGAAACTCCTTCTCTTCGGTCATAAACTGCTCGGTCAGCGATAGCATCTTCTCGCCGTGGTACTGGCGGGCAAGGCGTAGGTTGTCGAATACCTTGGCTGTGGACATCGCGCCTTGGTTCTGGCGTGCCTCGATGGCCTTGCCGCTGGTTGCGTTCGTGGTGCGGCCCATAGCCTCATCAGTGACGCCGGATAGCGTCTGGATCAGGCCCATAGACATGTGCATGACCTCTAGGTGTGCGGATGCCAGTTCACGGTCGGCATCGATGGTCAATTCATAGCCACGGTTCTTGACGATGATCGCATCCGAACGGCCAACTTCTTCCTCGAACTCGTCAAGGTCATCGACGGCACCCTTGTCCATGATCACCTTGTTAGAGTTGATGATCGATAGAGCCTTGGACACGCGCTTGTTGATGTCTTCCTGCGCACTGATCATGCCACGGATAACGCCATACGGCATGCCCGTTGATGCCTTGCGGTATGCCCAGATGGGTGTGAACGGGTAGCGGTTGTGACGGTATGGCGACTTGGACATCCAAAGGACGCCTTTGAGGGTGAAGATCATCACATAGACGCGCTGTGTCAGGCGTGACCGGACCTCGCCAAAGCCTTCGTTGACCGTGATCTGGTGGCCAAGGCTGCTTGGGTCATAGATGTCGCCTGCGAATTCGCCGCCTGCGATCTTGTCTTCCATCACGGGGACTTTGAACCATCCCTCGATCAGACGCACACGGTCGCGGGTTGCAGACGGATGCTCGATCGAATGGTAGCTGCCACCATTGCCGTCCATCAGTTCTTCTTGGCTGTCCATCGGGTCATCGCCGTGGCGGTCAGTTGATGCGCCCCATTCCATATGGCTTGATATGCTGGCTTGGATGATGCCCTTGCGCTTGGGGAACATGGCTTCGGCGTTGTCTACGTCCGCCCACTTGGTGCGGAACTGGTAGCGGCCATCGTTGAGGTCCATGTTGCCAGCGGCAGTGTCATAGATGATGTTGCGCCAGCTTTCGTAGCGGTCATAGATCGGTTCGCCTTCGCTATCGTCCTGCAAGCCGCTCTCGATCCAGCCCAGTCCGACCTTGGCGCACTCTTCGAACGCCCGGCTGATCTCGAACTCTGACTTGTTCACGTCTGCCAGATACTTGAGAAGGTGTGTTTTCTTCTCGGCGGCTGCGCGGTCGCCCTTCTTGCGTGGCAGGATCTTGTAATCGACACGCGACCGGCGCTCGGTTCCCAGAATCCAGTTGATGCTTTGCGCGATGACGTTGTAGGTCAGCACGTTCTGGCCGCGCGCCTCTAGGACGGCTCTGTCTTCGGCGCTCCACTGATCGTGGTCATAGAACGCTTCGTCCTTCTCCATCAGCTTGCGTGATGGGCCCTGCACTTCCAGTTCGCGCAGGTAGTGCCCAACAAGACGCTGGTGCATGTTCATGGCCTCTAAGCCATCGAGGCTGTCCTTCTCGACCTTGGGTGCATCGCCCAGCAATTCGGACGATGGCACCTGAATGCGATCCTCTGGCCGCTGGTTGGGCCGTGTGTAGCTTTCGATCTGGTTTGGCGGGATGTCCGTTTGATCATTACGCATGGTCTGTAACCTCATGGTGGGTGACTGAACCCGTATCTGTGTTGGTGACTGTCACGTCTGCGGTCACTGCGAAGTGGTCGCGTGGGCGTGGCGGTGTGGACAGCAAGTCGCCCAGATGGTCGCGGACAATGCCCATGACCCGAATGACGTTCTTGAGGTTGTTGGGGTTGAAGCCAAGGTTGGCGCAGAACAATCCGGCATTGATGACGGTATCGCCTTCGTCGCCTGTCTCTTCGGCCCATGCCCATGCGCGTGATAGCGGGATGACACATGGAATGATGCGCTCATGGCTGATCTTGTCCACACGCGGCGTCAGGATCATGGCTGCCTCGCCTGTGGTCTGGTTCCATGTGAGCCAGACAAGGATGTCACCGCGTGAGTAGCATGCATGGCTGATCCGTAGATCATACGGTGCCTTGTACTCATCGGTATCGATGTCGGGCGTTGACGGGTTGTTAAGGAAATTCTGTTGCTGGGTCATACCCACATGCCTCCTGCTGGACGGTTTCTGCGGCGTGGTCGGGTTGGACCGCTCAATAATGTTGGATCGTAGCCTTGAGCCCACTGACGGAATGCGTCGGCGGCTTCTGAATGGCCTGTCAGTTTCTCTGGTTCGTTGGTGAAAACGCCCAGAGTGTTGTTCCACTTCTTCTTGTAGAGGCGCAGATGCTCTAGGCCGTCTGCACATCCCTCTTCATCGAACCATGCTTGATTGAACTTGGCGCGTGTCTGGTTGATGCCGTGCATCAGTTCATGGACACGGGGAACAACGTGGAACGTCCAGTCCGGGGCCAGTTCACGCAGGTCATCGATGGGTGCCTTAACGCCATCCTTGGTCTGCCGCTTGCTCTCTGCGTCGTGTGGCAGGTAATGGACGCCGTAGATGAAGCCTGTCTCACGCAGTTCTTTGATGAAGTGCGCGTATCCCAGCGACCATCCCTCGATGTAGCGTATGAAGCGGTGCTGTGCGCCAACCTGCTGCAAGGTCCAGACGCCAGTGCCATCAGATGCGCCGATGTCCCAGAATGTGTGACAGACGATGTTCTCGATGTGCGGCAGCTTGGTGATGCGCTTCTCTTTGCGGACCAGTGCCAGCTGCTTGGCGTAGAACGTGCCCTCTGTGGATTTCTGCCAGCACTCTGTGCTTGTCGAAGGCATTTCGCGCCACATCTGCTCGGCATCACCGGAGAAGTCGTTGTCGCGGCGCTGGACGTACCAAGCGCGCTGCTCCATCGATAGCTTGGTGCCCGTCTCGACCTCTACCTCATGGAAGTAGACGTGATCCGCCTCGGTGAATGTCACGCCTGCGGGATCTGCGATGTACTCTGGTGCTTTCCACCAAGGAAAGAAGTGGAATAGCCATTCGGCTGGCAAAGGATCAAAGCCGGTTTGGAACAATTCCTCGGCGCGCGATGACATTTCGTAGAATGCGCCCTCGCTTCCCTCCGCTGTGCTTTCGATCACGCATATTCCATTCTTGGGAACGGACGGCAGTGAGCCTGTGACGATTTCAGCGGCCTTCTGTGGCTGCTTGGCTGCGACTTTGCCCATTTCGGATATGTGCAGGCGGTGGAATGTGCCTGATCGTGCGGACACGGTGACTTCGATGGCGCTGTTGTTATGCGCGAAAACCAGTTCCTCGGCGGATTCCCGTAGTAGCGGCATGGGTTCGCGCGCCCATGCGGGCATTCGGTTGTAGGCGAATAGAACTTTGTCACGCAGGATGCGCTCTGCCGCGTTCTTGGTGTGGGCAATGATGCAGCAACGCTGGTCTGCATTGAACAATGCGTGATCGAGCCAAAGGATTGCGATCAGTGTGGTGAAGCCCAACTGGCGGGCCTTGAGGATGATGTTGCGGCTGTGGACTTCATCCATGAATGCGATCTGTGCCGCGTTGGGAATGAATGGCATGACAAACGATGCGCTGTCGTCGTCGCCCTCGTCCTCTTTGACCATGATGCTATACAGTTGGCCCGAAAAGATGCGCCACTCCCAGCAATCAAGGCACGCCTCAATTTCCTGCTCCGTCTTCGGCTCGAATGAAGGATCTATCGACAGTGGTTGTTTGGCCATGACGTTCACGTCCGAGGGTTCCGTGGCTTGCGCATAGGCATCTTGCTGCCACGCTCTGAAATGGCGCGGATGGCGTCTGCCAGTCGGTCTGTGGCTTGGTTGGCTGCCTTGTCACCCATACCCAAATGCATGCCCAGCTTCTCAAGTGCCTTGAGGCGGTCCAATGGCTTGATCTTGACGGTGACGAACTCTGACCCTTCATCATCACCTTTGCCCGGCGTGCGTCTTACTGTGGTCTGTGCCTCACCAATCAGGTCGAGGTCAGCCGGATCGCAGTTGGTCAGGTCAATCTGTGGATTGCCGTCTGGATCAACACGCAGGAACTTGGACATGCCAGTGAAGGCAACACGCTCATACTCTGCAAGGACTTGATCGAGCGACTTGGCTGAACGCTTTGCGGCACCTTCGGCTAGTTCTCTGACGCGCGCTGCAACCTGTTCATTTCTGTTCAGTCTTCCGGCGTTGCCATCATTCTTCTTGAAGCCTGCCTCTACGAATGCGGCGCTGGCAGACAATCCCTTGGCGATGCCTTGGGCGAACTTCTCATGCTTGATGTTCTTGAGGACGCCCATGATTGGTTGATTATACCATATATTGTGGTTTGGATGCTTATTTCATCTACCACATACTATATGTTGGGTCATCATTAAAGATCATGCTTTGATGATTGGCCATGAAAAAGCCCGCCGTGCAATCAAGCAGGCGGGCAATCTATTCATTTCTTGTCAGGTTTGATCAGGTTGTTGGTGGCTCTGGTAGATGCATCCAGTGGGTAACTTTTGCTAGGAACCCCATCGGGCCACTACCCACGGACCAATGGTTATGTGTCTTGCTCCAATTTCCTGTTCTGATAATGTTGTTTTGGCCTTGAAGTAGCAAGATTGTCCCACTTTTCGGCGCTGTCTCTATCGGTTGCCATTCCATCACTCACTCCCTTTCACACGTTCAACCAAGTCAGCGGGTAGGTCGGCGCGGAGGTATTCTACTGTTCGCGCATATTCTGGCCCTACTCGAAACCAAAAACCATCCCTTGATGCCCATATCGTTTCAGGTGCTTCACTCATGGTCTGTACCTCGGCCAGCTTGGCCTTCCCATCTTCAAACCCCTTGCGGTAGACCGTAAGATAGTCGGGGTTATTGGTAAGTTGCTCTACAATGGCTTCGGCTGCTTCGGCGCGGGCTTTCTCGGAATGATACCCTCCCTCTATGGTGCAGGCTTGTTCTTCACAAAATTCCAGAGCCGCCTCTACCTCGGCCAGCTTCTTTTGCAAGTTAACGATTTCTGGCAGGGCAAGGATGGCGTCGGCAGTATATTGAGACCCGCTGTGCTTGTTTGCGAAAATAATCTCGGCAATCTTATCACGTAGGGTCATGGCTTGGTCTCCCCTTCGGTGGTTTGCTCTACCACATAAATTGCTTTGTTGGATCGCGTGCTTAGGTTCAAGATTGCCCCGCACTTCACTAAGGCACGGCAGTAGTTCTGGATGCTTGATCTTGTGGTATCCATCAATACCGCCAGTGCCGACTGGGTAATCCCGCCGTCTTGAGCCGCAATGTGGCCAAGAACTATGACCATATTCGGCGTCATGCCCTTTTCTGTCTGGTTCTTGATCGGGCTTGGCGGCAACCCTTTGGTTTTCCTCTTCTTTGCAATGTTCTCCGCGCGTACAAAATCGCCATATGTCATGCCGGGATGCGTAATTGGCGTGTTCATGGGCAGCACACGGGGGCTCATGCTGGTTTGCGGTATGCGTATCACTTGGTGTTATCCTTTCTAAAGTATCCGGCCCAGTCATCGGCGCTCATGCCCTGCTGTTCCATAAATTCTGATGTTGCGACCAGCCCCATTGCGGTGGCCTTCATGTGCTGGCCTCTGGCGATGTCTATGCGCGCGTCTTCTAGGAAGCGGTTGATGCTATTCCAGTCATCCAGCGGCTTGGTGTTGAGTGTGGTCATGTCTGCTTCACCTTCTTCACCCTGTACTCGATGTTGCGGGATGCCAGTTCGCGGTACACATCGTCTGCCTTGGGGTTGCTGTGCCGCATGCACGTTTTGAATGCGTTGATCACATGTTCATCCAGCATGTCTTCGAGGTGGACCATGCCATCGTGCGTCATCCACATGTCGCGGGGTGTTCCCTCCTGCGGGTTTGGTGTCATCGGTCTGGCCTCGCTATAGGACGTGGGCTGGTGACTGGCGCCAGATCGCCCAGCGTGCAGTATGCGTCTGCGGTGATCGGGATGTCCCTGATTTGAGGCTCACATGTCATTTGCCCATGCAGGACAATCAAAAGGATTGCGGACTTCATGCTGCCACCTCGTCCCATTCAAGGATTTCAATATCGCCTTTGGCCACCCCCAGGATGTGAAGAGTGTCTGCCTCACACTGCCAATCTTCGGCGCAATCGTTCAAAGCCTCGATCTTGGCGCTGCCCAATCTGTGTGAAGTCACGGCTGTCACGTAGTGAGTGCCTTCGCCGTTGGCTTGCGCGATCCAGAAGGTGAATGTTTCCTCGATGACCGGCTTGATGGTCACGGTGCCTTCGTCGCCGCAATCGCCGCCACATATGGACGGGCCCCGCTCACTGCCATCGCTCAACGCAAATGACTGCGTGTCCACATCCCAATAGGCGGTCGCATCATAGTAAACCATGCTACTGCCGCAGTTGCCGCAGACGTGCTGTACCGGCTCCGGCGTGCCTGTCACCAGTGAAAGCTGATGCTGGTAGACCGGATACCAAGGCGTGTCGGTGCCTTCGTAGTAGTACCGCGGCACATCATCCCATAGGGCATAGGCTGCGATCTTGCGGACGCCCATGTTCACGCCCATGCCGTTGACGTAGTTGACCATATCCCCGATCTTGAAGCTGTGCATCATCGAGCGTTCGCATGTGTGCTGAAATTCGGTGTTCATTATCTGCTCATTTCTTGCGGTTCGCGGTCCAGCACGCGCTGGACCTGTGAGATTGGGAAGCCGGATCGTGCGGCTACAAGGTTGATGATTGAAACCGTGTCATGCTCTGTGCCTATGCGGCGCTGATGCGATGCGATTTCGTCGTAAAGGGTGTGGATGTGGGTCATGCTACTGCCATCGCGTCCGAAGCGTCCCAGCCATCGATAAAGCCGCTGATCCAGTTGATCTGGTTGGTGTAGTCACGCCTGTCGATGTCCAAGTTGGTCAGGCGTGCAAGCAAGTCATCGGCGCTCATGCTGGGTAGGCCGTTGAGGTCGCAATACAGTTCCCAAAGCTGGATCATCTGATCCAGTTCCAGAACTTCACCTGCGTTGCGGCCAGCATCGCGATGGTTGAGCGAAACAATGGTCACGCTGGGCGTTGGCCCGCCACCGAATGTCGTGACAATCCCAAGACCAGTATGAAGATCAATCTTAGCCTTCTGATCTTGTGTCAGGCTCTTGTCTGCCTCGTAAAACCCTTCCAGCGTGTCCGTTGCTGGGTCACAGCCTTCAATGAAAAGTGCAATATTAGTCATAGGTTCACCTCGTCTTTCAGTCCAAGTTCTTCGCGGATGATGGCCATGCTCTCGCATATATCGGCCCACTGGCGGTCGTGTGCGTCATCGCCCTCTGGGATGCAGTCATCACGGAAGCCCTCTAAGGCTTCCCAGACTTCCTGAACGTGGCGCTCCATGTCGCGGTGCATGATTTCGGGTGCGGTACTCATTGGACAATGTTCCAGTCTTCAAGATTGTAGTGTTCTGCGCCGAACCCCATGATGGCATCGAGGTCTGCATCGAGGTCGTATCCGTCCGCATCGACATCAACGCAGTTGTTGGGGTTGAAGGTCAGTTGGACGGTGATCGTGTGTGGCGCTGTGCTGGCCGCTGCCTTGCCCGCCGCTTCGAGACTTGATGCAAGGTTCATGGCCATGCCTGCTGCGGTCATTGCTGCGACACGCTCGGAACCGTTGAACCGCATCAAGTAGGCCATGAGGTCGGCCATGCTGTCTGGCGTGGCGAATAGTTCGTTCTTCTGGATAGTCATATCAAAGCCCCCGATTTTCTAGGTTGTCGATCACTGTCTGCGCGCCCGTCATCAAGCCATTCGCAAATGGCGTGTCGGTGTAGTTTGCGATGACTTCGGATGGTGAGTTTCCGTGAACCAACAGGAAGATCGCGCGCTGTCCACCAAGATCAAATACAATTTCAGTTTCGTCTGTGGCTGCAATCTCTGCGGCGATCACATCGTGGTCCACTGACTTATCAATGGGTCGGATGCTCCACTCTTCTCCATCATGGATGGCGACTGTGCATCCAGCCTTGAGGGCGTCGCGGATCAAGCGATCGATCACCTTGATTTCGTTCTGATCCATGTGGGATGGGAATGCTGTGTGTGTCTTGGTCATGTGTCTCTCCTCAGAAGGGGGGGGTTAGGCTTGCGCGTCGATGTGGCTCTTGGCTTCTTTCAATGTCGTGAAGCCATCGCCGTTGCGGTAGCCGCCGATCTTGTAGCGGCCCCAGTAGGTAGTCGGGACACTGCGGTCCAAGCGGATCTCGACGCCGCGATAATCGTAGCCTTCGAGGCGACCGTCTAAGTCGCGGAGCTGTGTCGCTGTGTGTGTCTTGACCATTTTGTAACCTCCGTCTTTGCGGTTGTGGGGCGCTGTGGCCCCGTTAATTAGCAGTCGATGAGGTGGGCGTAGTCGGGGTGAACCGGCAGACCCAAAGTCACGGCGTGTTCGACCGCATATGCGATTGCGCAGGGCTTCATCTGCGATCCGGCGTACATGTCCTCGGGGTCGCTGCCTTTTGTTACCTGATGGAACTGACCAGCCTCGACAGTCACGGCGATGGGCCATGCGTCACAGAGGAAACCGACCACATTGCCAGCAACTAGGATGTCACCGCTTTCAATGGCGTCGTTGGTCTGGGTCTCGTCGTATGCGAATTCGGCTTCGAGGATGTGTGTGTTGATTGTCATTGGTAATCTCCGGCGTTGCGGGTTGTAGTCATTTGTATTACATTCATTGGTAAGGGTGGCTCCTCTGGGTGTCAACTACATTTAACTACATTTAACTACATGGTGCATGATATGAGTAATACAGTTCCGACATCGGCCCGCTTATCCGTTGAAACAAAAAGGAAACTTGTCACTTTAGCGGTAGAGCATGATCGCTCGGAAAGCTGGGTGATCGAGAACGCTATCAAAGCCTTCTATGAATCGAACACCCCAAAGCCTTCCGAGGACTGATCAGCCTTTAATGTGTGCTTTGGGCCCGACTGCCTTGATGATTGCGGCCTGACGCTTTTCAAATTCGGCCACCTTGGCTATCGCGGCATTCATAGCCCTGATTGCGCTCTCCGCTGCTGCAAGGCGCTTATTGGCCGTGTCAGTTTCCGTCTTGAGCGCATCGCGCCACACGCGCATTTCAGACATCAAGGCTTCCATTTCATCATTGGAACCATCTGGGCCAAACATGTCATCGCGGATCTCCGCAACCCAGCCCGGCATCACGTCGCCAATGGTCTCCGCGACGGCCTTGTCGGTCTCTTTCCCGCGATACCGCAGCAACACATCGTCGTAGACATCCTCCAAGAGACCAATTATCTCGCGCTTTTGCTTCGGTGTCGGCTTGCGCAGTTCATCCTTGACGGTTTGAAGTGCTACGATCGGTTGATGCTTCATGGGTTGTTCCTCTTTCTGGGTTGTGGTGTCGCTGTTGTTCTGTTCGCGGCGCTCGGCCTCGCACGTTGGGCACCGCAGTTTGTTTTTGACATTCGCCCATCCGGCAGATTCCATCTTGCGGATCACTTGGCCTTCGTTGCGCAGTACCCCGGCGTTGTACCGCTGCCCCCCAGATGACGACCCGTGGCAGGCTTTCACTATCTCGACTGAACCGCAGTCATCACATGTGACCTTCGCCTGTTCTTCGCCGCGCTGGCCTTTATGTGGTTTCATGCTCATGTGCGGACGCTCCTGAATTCAATTTTGGGGACGCGGCGGCTGCGAAACACGCCACCAACGTAGAGTTCGTATTGCGGGATAGCCTTGAGGATGGCGTTCATGCTGTCGCTTTCATCCGGCAGCATCCGCTTCGATAACTTCTTCTCTGCATGCAGAATGGTCGTGTGATCGCGTCTGAATGCCCGTCCAACGGTGGGCGCGCTTTCCGATGTCAGCTTACGGCACAGAAACATCGCCATCTGACGCGGGCGCGTAAACATGGGCAACCTGCTGGTCCCATCGATGTCAGCCACGGTGATGCCATAGACGTTGGCTGTCGCTTTCTTGATTTCATGGAAGGTCTGTGAACTCATATTGTGCGACCTCCGAACGTCTTTGGCGCGAAACCTACGTCCTCGATCATCTTCTGCATCCGTTCGCGCGCCTCTGGCGATGCGATCTGGAAGTTGGCATCCGGTTCAGGGGCCTTAACCACGAACTTGGCGCGCGCCTTCACGATCTGGGTCTTGATGTGGCCTTCGTTCGGCATCTTGTTTGGATTGCCTTGGACCACGACGCGGCAGGCCGCGCGCACTTCGTCCAGAGGGTAGTCGCAAAGCGCATCCATCCAGTCGATCAAAAGGCGGTCGTGCGCTGGCGTGCCAAGATCACGGTCCCAACCGAAACGGTCGAACTTCTTTGCCAACACTTCCAGTTCGATGGCCACCAAGGCGCGGTGCTTATCTAAGCTGCGCGAGTCGAGCAATGTTCTCAAGAGTGGCGTTAGACCGTTCTTGGCCTTTGGTAAGTCCACCGTGTTGGTCGTTGCTGGTGTTATTGTTAGATCGTTCATTGAGACCTCCGTTGATTGCTTTTGGTGATGTTGAATGGCGCATCCAGTTGCGCCACGTAGCGAACCAATTTCTCTTGGTTGCCTTCGCGCCTGCTATGCCGATCCAGTAGTCTTTGAATTTGTCGGCCTCCAATCGGATGACCGCGACTGGCCATCCCTGTGAGACAGCCCACTCCCCGTATTCGACTGGTAAGAACCATTCATCAGGAAGCCTTGAGCCATTGGATTTTGAAGCCGCAGGCAAAGAAGAAGCGTTAGCTTCTTCCTCTTTCTTATCTTGTTCTTTTGTTACCTTGTTCTTTACTGCGTCTTTGGTGCGTCCCCCGTGCGTCTTTGGTGCGTCTTTGCTGCGTCCTGATGACTGATATTCGTCGTAATTACAGATAGTTACATGCGTCTTTCGTGCGTTCCGTTGGCCCACAGTTTCGCCAGTGAGCATTTCGTGATTTTCCAGCTTTTTAAGGAAATTCCGCACCTTCTTGTCCGATCCCCACATGAACGCCGACTGCATTTCGCGCAGCGTGACCATGAAGGAACCGCGTGACACAGGGCGCATTTGACCGCCCACAAAGTGTTCAGTATCGGACCATGCGGCCCTTGAAATCATCCAGACCCAAGCCTCACGCTCGGACATTGGTGACGGCGCAAAGATGGGGTGATCCCATAACTTGCGCTCTATGGTTATGAAGCCTGTCATAGTATTGCCTCTATTTGAGCGGTCACAGAGCCGCCCTTTATGAATTCGCCTGTCTTGAGTGACAGTTCGAACTTGTGGTCATCGACGCCCATCGCATCAGCCAGCCCGTCTAAGCCTGCCTTGAAGCTGCCAAGCATGCCGTCCATGTCGCGGCGGTGCTTGGTCGGCTGGTTGAACGTCAGGGCCACATTCCACTTGGCGTCCGGGTCGTTGCGCCGGTTCAAGTGCAAGCCCTGTTCCTTGGCCAACCATCCACACAGCGCGCGATACTTCTTCGTTGGACCGGAATACTTACTCCAGTGCGAACGACGCTTTGCGTTGGGTGAAAGACAGGATGGTGGCCAAGGGAACGTGACTGTGTGCATTAGGCGCGGAACTCTGGCGCAAATGGAATTTCGTCGTCCATATCGCCGCCGCCTGATGGCCTGCCACCGCTTCCGTAACCGCTATTAGGGTCTTGGCGTCCTGCATCACCCTGACCGCCGCCGTAGCCGCCGCCATCGCTATCGCCGCCGTAGCCACCGCCCTGATTGCCGCCATTGCCATCGCCGCGCGGGGTGTCGAGCATTGTCAGCGTGCTATCGAACCCTTGCAGGACAACTTCGGTGCTGTAACGGTCGTTGCCTGACTGGTCCTGCCACTTGCGGGTTGCCAGCTTGCCTTCGATGTAGACCTTGCTGCCTTTTTTCAGGTATTGCTCTGCGACACGCACCAGACCTTCATTGAAGATGGCCACGGCATGCCACTCGGTCTTCTCACGGCGTTCGCCGCTGTTCTTGTCTTTCCATGTCTCTGACGTAGCGATCCGCAGATTGCAGACCTTGCCGCCGTTCTGGAAACTGCGCACTTCCGGGTCTGCACCCAGATTGCCCAAGAGGATTACTTTATTGACTGATCCGGCCATCTTATCTGCTCCAATTCATTTGCGACCGTGCGGCGAGTAGTGCGCCATCAATGCGGTCTTTTACGTCTTTGTGGGCTTTGGGGTTGTCGGTGCCGCGCGGTTCTGACCGCGACACGATCCGTGACAACAGGTCAAAACCACCGCGATCCATTTCAAAGGCGATCAGGTCGCCCTTGGGGATTGCTTTGAGGTGTTCCCGATCAGCCATCACAGAAGCCTGAAACTCATAACTTGACGGCCATGAGACTTCTTCCTGCGGCTTCCGGTGTATCCAAGGCGTTCCCAGACATCCCGCTCTATAAACACGGCACCGCGAACCCTTGGATCAACGCCTTCTGGCATACGTGGACCATGCTCAATCAGGTCATTGACGGTGACAGTGCGGCCATCACGGGCGAACATCCGCATGAAGAGACGCGATTTCGCTAGATACTCGGCCCTATGTTCTTCGAAGAGGTCGAAGGCTTCCTGTGCGCTTTGTATTCCCATGATCACATTCCCAACGCTGACATATACATTTCGACAACGGCTTCCTGTTCGGCGCGGTCGTTGGCATCCATCTTGCGGATCGCGACGATCTTGCGCAGGGCCTTGGTGTCGTAGCCGCGCCCCTTGACCTCGGCCATGACTTCCTTCTGCGCGTCTGCGATGTCTTTCTTTTCAGCTTCGAGGCGCTCGTAACGCTCTACGAACTGGCGCAACTCCTGGCCTGCGATGGTCGTGACCTTATCGATGACCGCAGTATCTTCCGGTGACTGCTTCATTTGTGATTGCATATTCATGCGGCTTGCCCCGCGATTGCTGGGTCTTGCTTCATGTGTTCAATGCAAGCGGTGACTTTAGCGCGGGTTGTCCGGCGCAGTTCTCTACCTTCGCGCAGCTGCGGCAGTAGATTGGCATCATTTACAGCATCGATGCCGAACTGCGATTGCGTGACTTTGCAATCAGACAGGACTTTTTCGATGGCTGAAATTAGCTCGTTATCAATGTATGTTTTCATACGTGCAATGTCGGATTAATCCAACGAAAGGTCAATAGGAAACTTCCGCTTTGAAATTTCCGACAGTGGATGTATGCTGAAAACCTTATATGTTGAGGCAGAATCGCGATGACCAGAGATCCAGTGACCGAGTTACTCACACAAAACATCGACAGACTGATGAATGAACGGGGTTTGAACCCTGCCGAACTGGCCGAAAGGTCCAGCCTTAATCGGACTGCTATCTACGATATTATGTCCGGTAAGAGCCAAAGCCCCCGCGTCAAGACATGCGCGCTCATAGCGTCAGCACTTGCAGTCCCTATTTCAGACTTATTCCTAACGCACGGCCAGCTTGAGGCGCAGATGGAGATTGTGCGGATATTTCTTGAGTTGGGCGTTGATGATCAGAAGCGTGTTGAGAAAATAGCGGCTGCTTTCCTGCCTGACATCGCAACATAGCAATAGCCAAGAGCATTCTGTCTGTGCTTGTCGTGATGTTCACCGGCGATCCCTCTACATATGCACCTCCCACACCCCTACGCGACCCGCTCTGTTACTAACAGAGCAAAAAGGTAAAGAATTCTGACCTAAAATTTCATGTTGGAATATTCCGACATTTACCTTGCTTGTCGGATTATTCCAACGTAGTATCAGCTTCAACGGCACTTTTCGTTGGAGGATACAATGAACCAAAACAAGACCACCGCGCACCAGATACTTGGCCGGAATTCCGCAAACTTTTACCGCGTGAATACCGACAAGTCTGATGCGCAGATGACAACAGCGCAGACTGTTGCTGTCTTCATCCTGACCGCCCTTGTGGGTGTCGCCATCACATTGATTTTCGGACTGGCAGTGAATGCGTGGGTGGCGAAAGCTGCCTTCCTTCACGCCAATCCACTGGAAGGTCAGCCGTGGTGATGCGTCCAGACACAGATGTATGCGCCGCACTGCGCGAGGCCAATAACGCGATCTACCGCGCCGCACGCCTTGCCAGAAAGGCTGGGGATAGCCGCGCGAAAGAACTGAAAGCGATGGCCCTTGCGTCAGACGATCTGGTGGATCGCGGCCAGTCCCAAACCAACACACACACTCAACCAAAGATTGGAGTTTAACATGGCCGACAAAAAAGAACCGGCTGCAAAGACGGGTCTCGCGCTTCTACGTGAGCCATTCGATGCATCGACAATATCGAAGCTGCCAAAGCCGACGAAAAACCAGACCGATGGCCTGCGCGCTGATCGTAACTTGGGCATCAACTGCAAGGTCTGCGGCGGATGGCACCACAAGAACGTGATCCACCTAGACTATGTGGGTCACGCGGCCATCACAGACCGTCTGCTTGAGTGTGATCCGTCTTGGAATTGGATTCCGCTGGCTTACGACCAAGCTGGCGCCCCGCTGTTGGATGCGAACGGCGGCATGTGGATCAAGCTGACAGTTTGCGGCGTCACCCGCCTTGGCTACGGCGATGCGGACGGCAAGAAGGGTGGCAACGCCATCAAGGAAATTATCGGTGATGCGATCCGCAATGCCGCAATGCGCTTTGGTGCAGCACTGGACCTTTGGCACAAGGGCGATCTGCACGCGGTTGAGGCCGCGAAGGAACAAGAGCCGGAAGCCCCAAAGCCACCGGAGCGGATCAGCGGCGATCAATTCATTAAGCTGCGCGATCTGGCCGAAACGGCAGGCGTTGATCAAGCGAGGATCGCAACTGCATTCAAGGTTAATGCTCTGGAAGAACTGCTTGCAGGCGACTTTGCGAAGGCTGTGAAGAAGCTGGGCGTGACCATCGCTGAAAAGGCGATGGCTGGCACTCAAAACCAGCAATCACAAACCCCGCCCGATGACGGGATGAACGGCCATTCACATGGCGACGGTTCGCACGACAACAACCCATACGACAACAACCAATATGAAGGAGCGTAAGATGCTTGATGACAATGGCCGCGCAGTGATCGGCGGCAACCACCCGCCCGTTGACCCCATCGAAGCCTGCATGGATGAATTTGGTGACATCATCAGCGAGGCCCAGAATTGGGCTGACGGCACCCCACCAGAGACCGAGGACCAGATGAAGGCGCTCGATCTGGTCATCAAGGGGTTCAAGCCGTACTGCACGGCGCTGGATGCTGCCGCGTCAGCACGCACAAAGCCCATGCATGATGCGTGGAAGGCTGAAATCAAGGCCGTCAACATTTACGTCAATGACGCGGCGCTGATGAAAAAGGCGCTGGTTGACCTTGGCGCACCCTTTAAGGTGAAACTCGCAGCCGAGAAGGAAGCCGAGAAGCGCGCGGCATGGGAAGTCGCAGAGAAGGCCCGCCGCGCGGCAGAGGCCCTAGAGAAAGAAGCGCGCGCAGGTGACATCGATCAGGCGCGTGCGGCGGCTGCTGCCAAGGAAGCTGCACTTGAGGCGACCAAGGCTGCACAGGCGAAGACCAAAGACACCGTGAAGGGTATGCGGAAGGTCTCTACGTTCGTGATCGATGACCACAAGGCCGCGTTCAACGACATCATTCGCAATGACAGCCCGGCGATCACAGCCTTCATCGAGGCATACGTGCAGAGCAACTTCAAAGTGAAGAAGATTGATGGCGTCACCGTCACGCACGGGAAAGAGGCGTACTGATGCGCTTATCTTGGGAGTGCGGTCATGGCACGTAAAGGCAAAGACAAGGCCCCTCCTGCCATTGTGTCGCTGGATCAAGGCGGGAAAATTTCCCCTGTCTCGCAGTATGACGAAGATGAAATGCGTAAGCACGCGCTTGGCACCGAGTTTGACTTGGTGCCAAGGACTGCCCGCAGCATCCCCCAGCACGGCACATACTGGAAGACGTTGACCCTTGTGGTGGACGCGACTGGCCGCTGGCGTAACCGGAATGCGCTGCATGACGCTTTGAAGATCAAGCTGGGCCGCATCGAGCCCGTGTTCGACCTGCAAGGCGGCATCGTTGGCTACAAGCCCGACAGCACCTCTTTCGACAGCATGCCGCACAGAGACTTTTGCGAATTTATGGACGAGGCGCTGGCCGAACTGGCTGACGCCATTGGATACGACCCATTGCATTGGATGAAAAAATGACAGGACGATCAACGCCAGAATGGATTGGCAAGACGCCAGACACCGCAATACCGGCGCGCGTCAAGCTGCGCGTGTTTGAGGCCCATAAGGGCATCTGCGCGCTGACAGGCCGCAAGATCAATGTGGGCGACCAGTGGGACTGCGATCACGCCCAAGCACTCGCTAACGGCGGGGAGAACCGCGAAAGCAATTTGCAGCCAGCATTGCGCAAGGCGCACCGCCAGAAGACCGCGAAGGATGTGGCGATCAAGGCGAAGGATGCACGCGTCCGCAAGAAGCACCTTGGGATCGAAACCAAGAAGGCGACCATCGCGGGCAGCAAGGACAGTAAATACAAGCGCACCGTCGATGGGCGCACAGTTTTGAGGAACCCGACATGATCCTCAAGCTAATCAAAAATGCGGCCGCACGCCTATTCGGCACGGGATGCACTCGGAACTGCAACCAAGGCAGGACGTGTCCCGCCCGCATGAAGCGGAGTGCGTAGCATGGCAAGAAACCCGCACTACGACATATCCGATCCCGCTCAATACAAAGAGTGGCTTGCTGGCATCGTCGCGGAGATCCGCACCCCGGAGTACATCGCGCACCAAAAAGAAAGCGGGCGCCAGGATTACCTCAAGCGGATGGCCAGCGCGCGTGATCGCCGCCTCAATCCAGACCCCATCGACCGATCTGCGCATGGCCGCAGGGTCGGCAACTATGAATTCATCACCCAGCGAGGCGATTAGCATGAAAAGCAACAACAAAACCAATCCAGAAGGCCCATTCGTAAGCCGTCACGGCATCTGGATCATCAACGGCGTCATGGCTTTGGCCTTGTCGACCTACATCGTCTGGATGCTTTTCGAAGGCATCGCGGCGCGCACAATCAGCATATTGAATGGAATGGTATTATGATCGCTAGAAAGTACGCTATTGGCATACGGAAAGCCAAGAAGACCACCAGATTTTTCCCAAGCGGATGGTGGATCAGCCCAATCGTTCTTGCGGGCACGATCTGGTGGGGGATTGTCATCTGGGCGGTGATCACATGAAGCTACTTCGCATCGAGGAAGCCGCCAAAATACTTGACGTGCCAGTTGCAAGTCTGCGAACTGTCGCGCATGAACACGGCTTCATCATTCGCATGGGACGCGCATTGCGTATCGAAAGCGATCGTATCGGGGAGTTGGTCGAAAAATGCCGCGTAGGACAAAGGGCGCAAGGCTGCACTGGAGAACCCCAAGCGGTGACAGAAAGCCGTTCTGGGAAATCCGAGACGGATCAACGCGAATTTCGACCGGCACAGATTGCCGCGCGGAAGCTGAAAAAGCCCTCGCCGCGCACATCGAACGAAAACATCGCCCAACTGGTCCCGCTTCACCGGACCTAATGAGCATCAGCATGTGCTTGGCTATCTACGCCGAGGAACATGCCCAGACAGTCGCCGCGCCAGAGCGCATAGGATACGCCATAGACGCGCTCGATAGGTTTTGGCGGGATCAGCCTGTCTCAACTGTCCGAGGCGAGACATGCCGCCGATACATGCGCGAACGCGGCGTTTCAGAAGGCACAGTCCGCCGTGAACTTGGAACATTGCGCGCCGCGATCAACCACTGCTTCAAAGAAGGCTACCTGACATCAGCGCCCGCCGTGGTTCTGCCGCCCCGAGCGGCCCCGCGCGAACGCTGGCTGACACGCCAAGAGGCCGCATTCCTACTGCGCGCCGCGCGCTCACTGCGCATCGATGGCCGTCACCTCGCCCACTTCATCCTCTGCGGGCTTTACACGGGAAGCAGGAAGCAGACGATCCTAAGCCTGCGTCTGGACACGCCATCGATCTATGGTGGATATGTCGATACGGACGCGGGCGTCCTGTACCGTAAGCCGCAAGGCAAGCGGATGACCGCGAAACGCCAGACCCCGGCGCGCTTGCCTCACTCATATTTGTGCCGCCTACGTCGCCATGTTGCGATGGGCCGGCGCTTTGTCGTTGAAGATCACATGGGGAACCGTGTCGGTGACATCAGAAAGGGCTGGTCCAACGCGAAGATCCAAGCCGAGATATTGGCGGAATCGCGCGGGATCGATCTGGATCTGTCCGATGTGACACCACACACGCTCAAGCACACCGCGATTACGTGGACCTTGCAGGGGGGCGCATCGATCTGGGATGTGGCCGGATACTTCGGCACCAGCGTCGATACCATCGAACGTGTCTACGGACACCACTCACCGGACCACCAGAAAAGCGCCATCGATGCGATCAATAAGCGCGGCAGGTGATCCGATTCCGGCCCAAACGGGACACAAACGGGACACAGCAAAAAAAGCACCTTCCCCGTAAATCTCTAAACCCTTTATTTATATGGTGATTTTGGCGCACCCGACAGGATTCGAACCTGTGACCTCTGCCTTCGGAGAACAGTGACAGGGGCTTTGTTCGTTGTAAATTCCGCTTTTGTTCTTGTTTTCGGCCCGTTTTGGGGTGTTTGAATTCGGTTAAACGGGACACAAACGGGACACGGACTTGCCATCGATGCCGGTTGCTGGAAATGAGGGTGATTGGTGTGAGCGGCACCGGAGACAAATGTTAGCGCATTTTGGATTTAGCACGTCCGGTCACTCATAACCGTTGGTTAAAAATTCAGGCGCCGCTCACTGTTGAATTTTGCCACATACAGGCGATGGCCACAAGCTATCGGGCCTCTATTGAGAGACCTCAATCGCATAATTTTGCAGACCTATGACAGTGGCACGGAGGCGGTCAGCGTGGCTTGCCATGTCTCTATATCGCGCTGCGCAACTGGCAAGTAGGGCCCTTGCACCGGCTGCATCAGAGACGGCGGCGGTGCCGGTATCTGCACGGGCGTCGGCGTCACGTACTGACTGCCGCAACCGCTCAACAGCATCGCCAGCGGCAACCAAGCGGACTTCCACCGCATTACGTTCTTGTTCAGCATCTTCTGCCACCTTCTCTACGCCCCGTATGAGGGCTTTCTGTGTTTCAGCGTTCTCACGTTCGGCAACCGCCAAGGCGGCAACGTGCGCCGCCTGTGACGCGGCGTAGCCCTTAGCGTAGCCAATCCCTTGGCCAGCCCAGAACATCCCGCCCGATACGACGATTGCCGCCAGTATGATCGTCAGGCGGTTCACGCGGGCACCGGAGACAGGAATGCATATGCACCGCGGTAGTAGGCTTCGGCCAATTCATCCATGTTCATCTGTGCTGTGAGGCATTCTGCGGCGTTGGACCCAAAGTAAGGCTCTGTCAGGATGGCAGGTGCCTTCCCTTGCCAGAGCGAACGGCCCCCACGATCCTTGCGTCCCAGCGTTTTAACCCCGCGATCCGCGTTCCCAAGAGCCTTGGACACACGCTCACGGACTTCTTTCGCCAGAGCCAGAGACCCCTTTGAGCCGCTCGACAGGGTTTCGCCACCGTTTGCCTTGGGGTTCACGCTGCCGTTGAAGTGCAGTTCGATGGACACATCAGCGCCCCATGCGTCAACCTGCGCATAAACGCGGTCAATCTCTGCACTGTACCCGCCACCACGTTCACGGCGGAAAACACGGATGCTGTCCGGGTCATGTGCTTGGATAAGTTCGGCCAATTCGCCGTTCCAATCAAACTCTGTGCGGCCATCCAAGACGCGGATTGCACCTTGAGCCTTTGAATTGTGGCCGATTACGATTGCAATACGCTTCATTTGTTTTCCCCTTTGTTGCGGAATAGGTAGACGCGAAACTCTCTTGGATAGAATGCCACGGTTATAATGTTGAATTTGTCACGCTCCCTTGCTGGGATCAGCATGCGGAAACCATGCAGAGCGTGGTAACAGGCGTAGATGCCGATCAGGTTCCATATCCAGTTCGATGGATTGCCAAAGTCAAACCCGTGGAACACGTCCCACCACACAGACCGGCCAAGGGATCTTGTGGACAGCCAGAAGAGTGCCGCGCCAAGGTGCGCGACGGCGCGATCATTCCAAGTTAAGGCGTAGCTGCGGAACGCAACCATAATCAGGAGGGCCAATGCCATCGCGGGCAGTCCGGTGATGATGTTGGGCTGTAAGAAAAATTCAATCACGGTTCTTTGTCTCCGGCATGAGTTCTGAAAGCGCCTTTTGAAGCGCCGATTGTAAGGCGGCTGTGCGCTCCGAATTCTCTTTGACTCTCGATGACCGTTCCCTTTCGGCCTGCTTGATGGTCTCGATGGTCACTTTCTTAGCGAAAAACTGCATAATCATAACTCCCTGCCCCGTTCGATCACGCGCATTACGGCCTGCAAAGATTGCTGGACAGCTATCTCCCTACGTTCAGAGGCGCGGATGTCTTCGTCTTTGCGTTCCATGAGGATCGAGGTGAGCGCGTCAGCCTTCTTCATCTGGTTGTACGCAAACCAAGAAGAGGCCACGATCATCATTGCGCCTGGCCCCCCTCCCAACGCTTCAAATATGACTGCCCAATCCATTGCTATGCCCTCACGATTTTACCGAGAAACAGCTTCCACGCCACGATGGGCGGAAGAATGATCCACGGGAATATGGGCTTGTAGGCGTGGTCGTAACGCCATTCGCCCGTGATGTTGTCGATGTACCGGCCTTTGTATTTCAGGATGATATGGGTGACGCCGCCACCAGTAAGGACGCGCAGAAACTTCATGCGGAACAGGCAGACGTTCACCCAGAACATCAGCCATCCACCTGAGACGATATAAGCGGTTGTGGCGGCGTGATCGTCGCAATCCCCTGCTTCATCATCTTCGATTGACAGGACATTCCAGCTATCCAGCCACCCGTCAGGCTCATAGTCAAAGTTCGCCAGAAACTTATCGAGCATAGGTGAGTTTTTCATCTGTCAAACCCCTTTCCCTTTGCGACCTCATCCAACAATGACATTGCGTCATCGATGTCAGTTTGGTGCGCGTTTTCGCAGTGCTGGTCATCGAACAGAATGGAATTGATCAACCACTCCCTGAAACCATGACCCTGCCTGTGCATGCGCGCGCTGATGCTCTCATTCGCGCCTGTGTCATTCAGATCAAACGCCGTGACCACGTTCCCCAGCTGAGAGACCGCACTTCCGATCATTCTTAGACGTTGGAACATTAACCAAACCCCTTCACTGATGCTGGGGTGTTGTCGATCACCACCTGTGCGGCCGCACGCTCGGCCTCATCAGCGACGATCAACGGGTTTGGCACAGTCTCGGTGCCTGTGACCTCTCCTGTCGCCTCATCGATGATATTCTGCTCGACTGTGGCGTCCAACGCCTCGACCGCAGACACAACAATCACGGTCTCAGTGATTGGGTCTCCTGTGGCTTCATCGAACTCACCAGTTTCCAGTTGCTCCGTAACCTCGTCACGGCCAACCGAGACCTCATATTGAACCAAACGGGTCAAGGCTTTCCGGTAATTTGCAAGGCCATGGTTGAACAGGTTGATCTGCTCATTCTGCTGGTTGTCGGTCAGCCACTGCGCAGCCCACGCCATATAATCAGGGTCAGCCATTACGATGCCCGTCTCGCGCACCCATTGCGCCTTCTCCGAATTGAAGTGGCGCAGGCCGCGCTTGATAGCCTGCCGGTAAGACATGGGCTTGTCGCCGGGTGTGAGAAACACAGTCATTATACAGTCTCCGCGATGATCGCTACGTCGACAAAGGCTGGCGCCACTGCCATCGAAACGGTGTGAATGAAACCGTCATACGTGACGGTGTAATCTTCGGAAGCGCCAGGGCGGTAAATCGCACCATCCACAAAGACGTTCTTCGCTTTCCATCCTCGCGGAAGAGGGAACGCCGTGTTGGCGCTATCCCCTCCAAAGAAGAATGTGATTTCCCGTGGGGCTGGCTTCATACCGGCAACCTTTGCCAGTAATTCACGCAGGTTCAGGGCGGGTTTGGTGATGTTAACTGGCATTGGTTCAGTCCTCTGCTACCATGCCGCTGACCGCGCTGATTGCGGTCCCTACGGCTGTTGTTGTGTTGTCGATACGTTGCAGCCCGTCGAAGACGCTGCGCCCTTGGACTGTCCCTACGTGCAAGAGATTGGTTTGCTTATCGCGGGCTAAGTCCGTCACACCGTCAGACGTGCCGAAGAGGGTGCATTGCGCCCCAGGCTGGAACAACATGCGTTCGTCTTCAAAGATTTTGGTCATCTGTTCGGCTGTTGGCGCGTTGGCGCTTATGCGGATCAGAGCCAGTTCACCAGTTGTGTGATTGGCACCCGCAGAGCGGGCACCAATATGCAAGCTACGTGGGGTGCTTGAAACATCCCCTGTCGCCGCGATTGAATTTCTAAGAACCCCGTTGGAGTAAACCTCTAAAACACCACTGCGCCGAGCCATTGCGTAAAGCGCCCACTGATCGACCATGACCGGCGCACCAGTCAAAATGCTGGTATTTATGTATGGTTTGACCTCCCCGTCATTTATATAGAAGCCCCAGCGGGACACGGTTGTCGTTTGATCACCTCGTTCGATTGGGGTTGCATTG